CGACTGGATCATACTGTGACCAATATGACTGGAAGGCGTTCTGTTCACGTTCACACAGCTTTCCTCCAATTTGTTTCCACCTTTGTAGATAGATGGAAAATATGGGTGTGTTTCGATCCGTGAACCAAATGGAAGTCAACTTCTGAGCTAGTTTTTCACTAGGTGTTAAGTTAACTGGTAGGTTAGGGCAGACGTGTAATTTACTCAGAGCTCTGATTATGTCAGTGCAGCTGTTTGGGTCTCCATTCCACAAGTCGGGTCCATACAATCTGGAGAAAAAGTTCACTCCAGGTGCGCCCCGTATGTACACATCGGATGTGATGACATGGCCCCAGAAAGCGGCAGCCTTAACAGCCTGCTCGTTTTCTAGATCCGATACTAACGTGTCATCTCCTCCTAAGATTAAGTCAGTCGATAGCTTGGCAAACGCCTTATCCAATGTGTCGTCGTTAATATGTCCACCTAATTTATTTACAAATGCGGTGAAATTAATCAACAAATTATCGAACGTATTGAATATGGAAGTGAGTGGATGCCCACTAGCCCATGCCAATCGGGTGCAGAAGAATGTGAATAAAATGTCATCAAAAGCGGGTGTTACTCCTCGCGTGTTGATGTCACCTCCACATAACTCATAAATCTCGTCCCTCATTTCGGGAAACAGTTTCTGCAATAAAATTAAGTTAAATGTTCGCGTCAAGATGGTCTTGCGACCATCCATCCTTGAGAAATCTGTACAATTTATGAATCGGGCCTTCTTAGCTATTCTAGCTATTTTCCTTCCGATTTTGGCTGGGGTTTTTCCAAATGCGTACCATGAGAAACGCTTAATCCATGTGGAAAGGGGATACATTATCTTGCTCCAAGCAAGTTTATCCGCCGGTTTAAGAGTGCTTATTATCCTTGGATCCTTAGGTGCTCCATAAGCTTCTTTCTTGACAAACATCGAGATGAATGTTCTATTACTATTAGTATATATAGCATTCTTTAGAATTTGTTGTTGTTGCGGTCTCGGTTGGTTGTCAAATACAACATCATCATCAGCTGGATATAAATGTGAATCGTCGGGTCGTGATGCGATCAAACGATCCACCAATCCATATATCAACTGGTAGTGTCTTTCAGTCACAACATATTTCCTGTCTTGCAGTTGAGTAAGTCTTCCCTGTATTGCAGCTTCAGCGTTTTGCAACGTGTTAGCTGGAGAGAAGGCTTTGTCATACAATGGCCGCATTATTGCATCTAAGGAAGCCTTTGGATGCATTTGTGCGTGGCTTGGAAACATCTGGTATGATATGACGCCCCATTCTATTTTATAATTCTTATATCTATTATGTAATGTTTCAATGTTCTCATTGATATAAGAATTCAGAATTGCGGCTTCAGAATCTGGCAGACCCACTTTGGTCTTGATCTTTGGTATAGTTGATCCTAATTTTGAAGAACGTGCTAATTCGCAAACGTGATAGAATTGCTCAACCGGTAACTTCACGGAGAGTGATTCATTCTTTCTTGCGATTGAATAGTAGTGTTCTTTCTCCCCTATTACCTCAATCTTCGCGAATGGACCATCGCCCACATTGACATGGTGCAGGTTCTGGCTTCCATAAAAGATTTGAGATGCCAAGGCTCGAAAGCCAGTGGATTTTGAGAGAGGATTGATCAGTACAAGTGAGTGTGTGTCTGATATTCGCCGTTTTTCAACGGTCCAATGGGTGAACTTGCATCCAAGCAAAGAAAAAGTTCTCAAAGTGTCTACATTATAATTCCACAACTTATGCTCATACGCATTATGTGGTGATGTCGTCACAATGGTTTCTTCATCCTTGAAATGATAAGACGTGTAGTCAGTCATTGGTGATGATGCCTGGATAGGGTCAAATGTATACAAGACATGTGGAACTGGATTATGCGTCAGTTGCGCTGTCATGTCAGTGTAATAATCACTATCCATAAGGAAGACCACACTATTCTCACAAATTTGATCTGACTTCGGAAGTACATCGATGTCTTTCGACCAAAAATGGTAGTGTGATCCTTGGGCGTCCGCTTGTGAACTACGTGGTTGCATATAAAATGGTGTTTTGTCTATTAGCTGTGCAAACAGTGGTAGTAGTCGAACAATGGCAGAGCGAGTAGCTCTCGGAACTTGGTGTAAGGTGCCTTGCTTTCCTTTAGCTTGACGAACGGGCAGTTGTCTAAAGTGTTGTCGTATTTTTCTATTTTCTGGTATTGATTTAACGTTCAGCCAAGAAAAGAAAGACTTATAGGTGTCTCTTACACGAGTGTTTTGCATGATTGTGGGATTTGCACTTAGGATCTTATTCACTAAGTACGCACACAACCAGCAGGACAAAGCAACTAAGGATAATCCCGCTCCGACAAGCAGGAATCGTCTTAGATGCTTCTTAATAAAACCTAATAAAATATTGGTAAATGGCTCACTATATCTCCTCATTATTACAATGGATTTGCGTAACGTCGTTATTAACGTCTGCTTCACATCGCTTAACAATGATGGGCTGTCGGATGATGTCATCATGGGCCTTGTGCCTTCACAAGACAGCAGTTTTAACTGCCTTGCTGTTAAAATAGCCATGTATTGTTTTAACACATGTCACGGGGTGCTGCTGAATCAC